AACCCTTGGTTAGTCCTACGTTTCAACACAGTTGATGGTGAGATGTATGGCAGAGGAAGAGTAGAAGAATTTATGGGTGATCTTAAGTCACTCGAAGGACTCACTCAGGCCCTCGTAGAAGGCTCTGCAGCAGCCGCTAAGGTTGTGTTTACTGTATCCCCTTCAAGCACAACTAAACCTGACACGCTGGCTCGTGCAGGCAGTGGTGCAATCATTCAGGGACGACCTGATGACATTGGTGTGGTGCAAGTTGGTAAGACAGCTGACTTTGCTACAGCACTACAGATGATCAGTGGATTAGAGAAGCGTCTTAGTGATGCATTCCTTATCCTTAACGTAAGAGATAGTGAGCGTACGACAGCCGAAGAAGTAAGGATGTCACAACTCGAACTAGAGCAACAGCTTGGAGGATTGTTCTCACTGCTGACTGTTGAGTTCCTTGTGCCTTACCTGAACCGTAAGCTAAGTACAGCACAGAAGAGTGGAGAGATTCCTAAGCTACCCAACGTAGTGAAGCCAACGATTGTCGCTGGTATCAATGCATTAGGTAGAGGGTCTGACCGCGATGCTCTTACACAATTCATGACCATCATTGCTCAGACAATGGGTCCTGAAGCAATCGCTCAATACATTAAACCAACTGAAGTCATCAAACGTATGGCTGCTTCACAAGGTATTGATGTACTGAACCTTGTAAAAACTGAAGAAGAGTTACAAGGGGAGCAACAACAATCACAACAACAAGCACAGCAGATGGAGCTAACTAAACAGGCTTCGCAGATTGCTGCTGTTGGACAAAAACAACAGGAGATTGACAATGGCAACCAACAAGGCAACGCGCCCCCGCAGGGCAGCCCGCAAGCCTAAGGAAGCACAACCAGAAACCCCACCCGTTTCTCAACCTGAGAATAAATATGCGCCTAAGCAAAAGGTGGGTAGACCAAACCTAAGAAGTCCAATACTTGTTAAAAAAGTTGGACTTGGAAACCTTAATGTAGAAACAGCTAATGGCACAACTGACGTATGACCCTACCCCTGCTGACCAGCCTGAGTTCAGTGCTGAAGAGCAGGATTCACTAGCAGTAGGTGAACGATTAAATCAAGAGGAAGGCGAACTCCTTGCTGGTAAATACACCAATGCAGAAGAGCTAGAGAAAGCTTACCTAGAGCTTCAAACAAAACTAGGCAGTGAATCTAATGAACCACAAGAGCAAGAGCAAGAGGTAGAGCAGACAGAAGAGTCTGAATACTCCGACCTGTTTGATGAGCTGTGGAACAAAGCACAGAGTGATGAGGTTAGTGATGAGCTACTCACTCAACTGAATGAGCAATCACCAGAAGAACTCACTCAGATGTACATGGATTACAGGCAGCAAATTGAGGAGTCACAACCCGAACAGATGACCAGCGATGACGTCGAAGGTTTGAAGGGATTGGTTGGTGGTGATGAAGGTTACAGCAACCTAATCAATTGGGCTTCAGAGAATTTATCTGAACAAGACATCAGTATGTATGACGCTGTCATGGATAAAGGTGATCCTCTTGCTTGCTTCTTTGCAGTACAAGCTTTGTCTTATCGATACCAGGACACTCAACCTGTTGATGGACAGATGCTTACGGGTAAGCCAGCTGTTGATCGTGGGAATGGTTTCCGTAGTCAAGCAGAACTAGTAGCTGCACAAGCAGATCCTAGGTATGAGAACGACCCTGCTTATCGACAGGATGTCTACGCAAGACTTGAAAGATCAAATCTACAATTTTAAACTAATGAATAACGCAGAACTATTGAATGGACGCCTAGCAATGCTGGGTGTCATTGCTGCTATCGGAGCATACGCAGTATCAGGTCAACTGATTCCTGGTATGTGGTGATGCCAGCTAAGAAAAAGCCAGCCACCAAGCAACGCTTGGACAAGAGTTGCTGGAAGGGCTACAAGAAATCGGGCACCAAAGTCAAAGGTGGAACCCGAGTAAACAACTGTGTGAAAAAGAAATGATCGAGTGCCCACAATGCACTCCCGCTCAGCAATACGTTTTAGAACAACTTCAAACTTCTGCAGGTGTAACAGACCGTACTGCATTGGCAGTCATTATGGGTAACATCCAACAGGAGTCAAACTTCAGATCTAATGTATGTGAAGGAGGAGCAGTTGTTCCTTATGACAAATGTCTTAGAGGCGGGTATGGCTTAATACAATGGACCACACCAGCTAGATATAATGGCTTAGGGATATTTTGTAAGAAATATAATTGCGAGCCTTCTAGCCTACAAGGACAGACGCGCTACATGATAAATGAAATGAGGTTTAGGAAGGACTTATATGCTTTCCAAACTAATCATCAACAAGTTCCTTACTATATGAATGCTGCCTACTACTGGTTAGGATGGGGCATACATGGTAACCGAACTAACTACACCTATTCATTTTTAAATAAATTAAAGTAATGTTTATTGATTTCAGCAGCGGGTTCTACGGAGGACCTGCTCTTATGTTTACTCTTTATCGCTGGTAAACAAACCTTCCGTTCATCCTTAAAGGACGCATGCTACTAACTACATGGAACGGGGTAGTTAGATCTCTTAGGAGAAACACAATGTCAGTACTTGAATTGAAGCAGCGTATTCTTGAACAGCAAAAAGCTGCACGAGATGCCAAGCTTAAGTACCGCTCTGTGGCATACACAAGCTAGCCCCCTGGAGGCTCACAATATCCATTTCCCTTGTAATCTTCCAAGGGACGGTTACGGAGCAGGGGACGGGAAACCCCTGCGCTTGGTTCAAGGGCACCTCAGAGTAGGACCCTTGGGCTATTGGTTGAAGCCCTTACGAGGATACCTTTGACCGCTAGCGGTTATGACTTAACCCTAATAAGTCAAACAACTCTATTAATTCTAGACGTTTTAGAGACAAACAATAACTTTATTTATAGGAAATTACAATGACCACATGGTCCCCTAACCCCGGCGTAGCACCTAACACTACGATTACTGCCGGTGGTAATATTAACAAGACTCCAGGCTTGGGCCTTACCCAAGGTGGAGCAGATTATGATGCTAAGTACGCCACCTATCTGAAGCTTTTCAGTGGTGAGATGTTCAAAGCCTACGAGAGTTCCTGCATCGCCAAAGGCACCGTGCAGAACCGTACGCTTAAGAACGGTAAGTCAATGCAGTTCATCTTTACTGGACGCATGACTGCTGATTATCATCAGCCTGGCACTCCTATCCTTGGTAGTGGTGATCCCCCAGTGGCAGAGAAGACCATCATCATGGACGACTTGCTGATCAGTTCAGCTTTCGTCTACGATTTGGACGAAACTCTTGCGCATTATTCTTTGCGTAGCGAGATCTCTGCGAAGATCGGTCACGCACTTGCCGAAGCTTACGACAAGAAAGTGTTCCGCACGATTGCACTTAGTGCACGTGAAGCACACCCCATCACTGCATCTCCTGGTCCTGAGCCCGGTGGTTCTGTGATCAAGCTTGGTGCTGGTAATGAGTTCAATGCTCAAGCACTAGTAGATTCATTCTTCGAAGCCGCGAGTATTTTAGACGAGAAGAATTTGCCTCAGCAGAATCGCTGTGCCGTACTTTCTCCTAGACAGTATTATGCGCTAATCTCTCAAGTCGATTCGAACATTTTAAATCGCGACTATGGAAACACTCAGGGCAACCTGAACTCTGGTGACGGTCTCTATGAAATCGCTGGTATCTCCATCAAGCGTTCTAACAACTTGCCATTCATGGCCGGTACTGTTGCACGTGTTGACGGTGAGAACAACGATTACTCCGGTGACTTCTCCAGCCACTGTGGTCTCATCTACTACAAGGATGCAGCCGCTGTTGTCGAAGGCATTGGTCCTCAAGTTCAGACCACTGGTGCTGACGTGAAGACGATGTACCAGGGTGACATCATCGTTGGCCGACTTGCAATGGGCGTGGGTACTTTGAACCCCGCTGCAGCTATTGAACTGCAAGCAGCTTGATAGGAGGTATAACTAATGCCTTCTGATCTTGTACCAGGTACACAGAAATATGGTGAGCTTGACCCTGCTATTGGACTGACTGGATCTATTACACAGGATCCATCAAGTCCAGTTGAATCAGGACGTACAGCAGCTGGATCAAAATACGACACCACTGATTCAAGTGGTGCTGCTATTCCGGATCAAACACCAGCACCTACTCCTTAATAAATAATAATTATGGCAACTGTAACTCGCTTCAGTGTCGCTAAGACACAACGCAGCTATGACCCTGCTGGTCTAGCTGTTGTTAAGGGTTCTACTGTTAAATCAGAAACAGCAGATCTTCGTAATGCTTACTACTACGGTACATCCGTAGGTGGTGATGTAAGCGACGGTCCTGCACCCGACACTTCACAGCTTCTTCCAACTAGCTGATACACATGGGGACCTTCGGGTCCCTTTTTTTTACTTTGAAATATTTATGGCATTCCCAACCACTGACAACAAATCTGAACTACAAGCTGTTAATCAAATCCTGGCGTCAGTTGGTCAAGCACCAGTGACATCATTAGACCAGACCAACCCGGACGTTGCACTCTGCTATGACACGCTCACTGATGTAAGCCGTCAAATTCAAAGTGAAGGCTGGACATTCAACAAAGAGTTTGAATACCCTATTGAAGTAAATAGTAATAAGAACATTCCCATACCACCTAATGTTCTGCAGATGGATCTATCAAGATGCAACGCTTACTTTGGCTCCACCGATACTGTAGTTCGTAGTAAAAATGGACAGAAACTTTTATACGATCGTACCAACCACACCTACGAATGGAGTGGTGAAGCCATCAAGGCTGATATTGTTTGGTATTTTGATTGGATTGATCTACCTATTCCTATTCAGGATTACATTGTGGCAAGATCTTCGACGGTTGTTTCACAAAGATTAATCACTGATAGCAATCTATATCAGATGCTTACTCAACAAGAGATCTTTGCTAGAGCAAGGGCTATGGAGTACGAATGCAATCAAGGGGATCATACATTCTTTGGACATCCTGTTGGACATAACAACTACCAAAGCTATCAACCGTACCATGCACTATACCGCTAATGACTGCAGTTACTCAATCAGCAGAGAATCTACTTGGTGGAGTATCTACACAAGCTGATTTTAAAAAGGATAAAAACCAAGTAAGACAAGCAACCAATGCTTATGTCGAACCTTCATTCGGTCTATGTAAAAGACCTGGCTCTGAGTTTATATTGAACTTTGGAACAGAGGATGAGTTCAAAGATGCCAAGTGGTTCTTCTATATCCGCGACAGTGACGAGACATACATTGGAGCCATACAGAAAAGAAGCGTAAGGATTTTTAATGTAGCAAGCTTAGCAGAGTCAACCGTAACAGTTGAAGGTTCAGCATTAGATTATTTATCAAGCGATAACTTCTTAGACTACAGAACTATTACTATTCAAGATAATACAATTATCCTCAATAGGCAAGTAGAAGTAGAAGCCCTAGCAGATCCCACTTATGTAAGTGGAAAAGAAGGTACTGTTGTACTGACATTCGTTGATTACAGCAGTGAGTATTCAGTAACAGTAGAAGGTAAAACGTTTAAATTTACTACCAGAAACTCAGACCAGTTGGAAGCTGACGGGACAGGGAAGAAGCTGAATGCTGACGAGATCCTATCTACATTAAAGTCAGGAATAGAAAATCTAAATATATCAGGATTAACTGTAACTCAACTAAAGACTTCACTAGAGCTGAAACGTACAAGTGCGTTCACGTTGAGTGCTAAAGGTGGTGCTAACAATGAAGCACTACGTTCATTTCAAGACAGTGTAACAAACGTCAGTATGGTTCCTAGCGAATCTATTGACGGGAGGATTGTCAAGATTGAGAACACAACTCGTGATGACGACGACTACTACATCCAATACAGCACAGCTGATGAAGCTTGGAATGAATGCAAAGACCCGAAGATATCAGAAGGCCTGATTGCTTCAACAATGCCTCACGAATTAATCTCAACAGAAAAGGATAAGTTCACCTTTAAAGCTATCGCCTGGGAGAAACGACTAGCTGGTGATCAGAACACCAACCCTGACCCTAGCTTTGTTGGCTCAAAGATTAACGGTATGTTCTTTACGAACAGTCGGTTAGGTTTCCTTTCTGGACCTCACGTAGTAATGAGTGTCACAAGTGATTACTATAACTTCTTTGGTAATTCAGCACTAACTGTTATAGATTCAGATCCTATTGATTTAAACTGCAACAGCACAACACAAACCAATTTATCTTATGCACTACCTGTACCCCAGGGAGTGACGTTATTTAGTAACCGTCAGCAGTTTTTGATGACTGCAGACCAACAGGTATACACACCATCTAGTACCTTCATCAGGCAAATATCTAACTATGAGGTAGATGAGGACATTGAGGCTATTGACCTTGGCACTTATCAGATATTCCTACAGCGTTCTGCTGGCTATACAAAGGTGTTTGCGATGCAGATACCTGACGTCAATACACCACCTATAGTAATTGATATCAGTAAGGTAGTAGCAGAGTGGATACCAAACACTATTGACAACATGGTATCAAGTGCTGTCAATGAATTCATTGTCCTGTCCAGCAGGACTTCTAATGAGATTTACTTGTACCGCAAGTATGATATTGGTAATGAAGAGATTGTACAAGCTTGGTCTAAATGGATCATGCCAGGCAAACCTGTACATATATTCACTCCAAATGATGAGGTTTATATCACATCATTACAAGGTGATAGTACTGCAACATGCCGCGTCAGTTTAGATAAAACACTTAAACTACCAACAGTTGGAAATGACAAGGATGAATGGTCCAATCCGTTCCTTGACTTCTATACAACTGAAGTAACTCTAGGGGCCTACAACAAGGCTAAGAGGACTCAGAGAGTATATGTACCTTACGCACACGCAGACGGCTGTGAGCCGCTTGTACTGACCACTCAGGCACCAACACAAGCATTGACATATACAAACTTAGAAGGCACTGAAGGTTGGTACATACCAGTAATGAAGGATGCTAATGGTGATGTCATTCACGGTGTTGATGGGACTGGAAACTACTACGAGGTTCAAGCTAACCTGACAACAGTAACTGAGAAATTAGTTGTTGGTTATAAGTATGCATTTGAAATTGAGTTCCCTGAGATTTTCTATCAGAAACAAAGTGGAGCTGACTTCACTGCTCACCTAACAATTTCAAGAATAAAATTTGCTGTTGGATTAACAGGTGCTCTTGGTTTTAAACTACTAACAAGAGGAAGAGATGACTGGTATGACATACAACCTATCGTTGAATCTGACTACTACACAGCTAACACTGGACCACTAGCTGAAAGATATTACTTCAATGTACCGATCCATCAACGCTCACCTAATTTTATGATCAAAGCTTTTAGCGACTTACCTTATCCCGTCTGTATGAATATGATGACGTGGGAAGGAAACTATACACCAAGATTTTATAGGAGGATGTGAAGTTGATTAATAAGAATTGGAGTCTTCTAGATGAACAGTTAGCTGAGTCTGGGTTGGAGATGAACATCCTAGGCGCAGTGTTAGGTATTGGTTCATCTCTACTTGGTGCAGCAGGCTCAGCTAGTGCTTCGCGTAAACAAGAACAAGCAGCCAAGAAGCAAGCAAAGGCTCAATACAAATACGATAAAGAAAAATACAGGATGAACAAAAGTCGGCTTAAAGCTGACCGTGAGTTCACTCTTGAAGGAATTGATATTGCAAAGCGTAATGAAAAAACGATTGCAGATCTTAAGGATGCAGTAGCTCTTGATAATTACGAGAGTCAACTACAGCAACGACAACTAAGGATTAAACAGAACACCAAACAGTTTGCTAAATCAAGTCAACTGTATGGTCAACAGAAAACCTTTAATGACTTAGCTGCACGAACAGCCGTACGCGGCGAACAGCAAAGATTTAATGAGCAACTGAAAGCAGCTGCATTTGAGAACCAGGATCTCATCATCCAATCCCTACAGGAAAGAGGTGCGATTCAAGCAAGAGGACAAGGTGGTAACAGCACTGCACGTCTTGCTTCAAATGCTGTTGGTGCATTAGGACGTAATCAAGCAATCATTCAACAGCAAATCCTAGGAGGAAGGCAAGCAAGAGATCAGGGTATCCGTAATGTGGACTCTAGAAAACTTGGTGCTGACATCCAAGCATTTGCAAACCTAATGATACCTGCAGAGGATCCTTTGATGCCAGTTGCTCCACGAGCTACACCTCTCAGTGAGATGCAATTGCCACGTGAGCTAGAAGACTTTGACTTCGGTCCTGAACCGGTTAAGGGTGTTGTAGCAACAGGTGGTGCCTCAGCTGCTTGGATGAATGGACTTGCATCTGCACTACCAAGCATTGCTGGATTGTTCCAACCTAGTGGTCCACCTATGAATTACGGAGGTGGAGGAGGAGGATCGAGCATCAGTGCTCCTATGGGAACAAGTTCCTTCGGAATAAATTTAAACCAAAGTTTCTTTTAATAAATTATGAAACAACGAGCCTATCAGGGTC